AAGCCTGATGACGTTCTATGTGTGGGCGATGAGATTGACTTCCAAACAATTAGCCGCTGGTCAACAGGTAGGGATGAGTGGTCAGGAAGCATTGGTAGAGATCGTGACGAAACTGTGCGCGTTCTCGCCGAGCTTCAGGTTAGACACCTCAGCCGAAGCAATCACGGGGCAAGACTTTACAACTCACTAAGCAAGCGCCTGCCTGGGCTCATTGGTCTGCCTGAGCTGACCATTGAGAAGTTTCTACACCTAGATGATTTAGGCATTACCTACCACAGCAAGCCATACCAGTTCCATGAGGGCTGGGTAATGGTTCATGGCGATGAGCAGAGCATCAAGCCACAAGGGGGTTTAACGGCCTTAGAATCGGCTAAGAGGCATGGTTTATCGGTGGTCTGTGGTCACACCCACAGGCAGGGTATATCGAGCTTTACAACGGCATCTGGGGGCGTTTTAAGGGGTGTTCTTACAGGCTTTGAGGTTGGACATTTGATGGATGAAAGCCAAGCACACTACACACGCGGTACATTTAACTGGCAAAAAGGATTTGGAATAATTTACATAGACAGAAAGCGTGTCCAGCCAGTAGCCATACCAATAGAAAAAGATGGCAGCTTCTTGGTTGAAGGCAAGCGATATGGTTGAGGACATATTTCCTATTCATAGAACCATTGATGATCATATGGATAACTACGACGGCGTGTCTGATTGACAAATAGCATATAGACCCTTCAAAATAGGATTTGAAATCCTATTTGAAAGGGGTTTAGGGCATGGCGATAAGATATGATCGCAAGTCGGGTGCGTATACCGATGGCAAGCACTTTGTGCGAGCTTCATTCATACGCGATTTTGCAAAGAAAAAACTAGGCATGAGCCAAGAGCGCGGCAGAATAAGCCGTGAAGTTTTGGCTGCTTATTTTCTTGATGTGCATGGGGTGAGCGATGATGTTGAATGATATTCGTTTAGTTGAGTTAGCACTCTATTGCTTTTTATTTGTATTAGGTGTTTACACAATCGGTGTAATCATTAAGGAGAAGGGCTATAAGGAAGGCTGGGCAGATGGGTACAGGCGAGGGAAATCAGTTGCGAGCGAAAGATATATTGACTAATGCAAACGACACGATCATTAATAGAGGGTCAACGCATGGTCATTACGACCACACAATGCTACGAACGGCAAAGCTTTGGGAATCCTATTTTGAAAGACCAATTGAGCCGATGGACATTGCAATCTGTATGGCATTGGTCAAGCTCGCAAGAATTATGGAAACTAAATCAAATAACGATTCTTGGGTGGATGCCGTTGCCTACTTCGCCATTGCCGGAGAACTCGCCGTCAAGGATTGGGATGATCTTAATGCTTTCTAGATCACCTAAGGGAACTTGGTGTGATTACTGCAAAGGCAGATGGGGTACTAGCAGTTTACGTGGACAAACGCAAGCTGTATGGCAAATTACCAGTAAGCGATATGGCAAGTTAATTGTCAGGCATTACTGCCAATCTTGCGCCAATGAAGTTCAAGAATGGCCAGATGGCAGCACTTGGACTTTGAAGGAACAAATTGACTATGCAAAAGGAGAAACACTAGATGTTTAATTTATCAAACTATGAAGATGTAGATACGAGGATACACAAATTCTATGAAACCTATGAAGACGGCTCAATACTCACAGAACTCATCACAAATGACGAAGAAAAAGGCATTGTCATATTTAAGGCAGTTGCTTTCCGTACCCACGTTGATACTGCTCCTTCCGCTATTGGTTATGCGCGCGGCGCTCGCAAGGATAGGGGTGTTGATCGCGATTTTTGGTTTGAGAATTGCGAAACTAGCGCAATTGGAAGATGCCTGGCTAATCTCGGATTATCTGCTAAAGGAAAGCGAGCAAGCAGCCTTGAAATGGCTAAGGTTAATGAAGCTGCGACAAACGCTCCAATACGTGTACGTACAAAAGAACATAAGGAGTTCTTAGATGCTAACAACAAGGAAACTGAAATCGTCTGGGATACAACGATTGAGCCACCGGCTGACTATGAGCCCGCATTTGAGAATGCAGTTGCTCTTGTTACTGAGAAGCTATCTGCCCACCCTGTTCCAATGTGTAAGCATGGCGCTCGTGTCTTGCGTGAAGGTACTGGGAAAAATGGTGCTTATCGTGGTTGGGGTTGCAGCCTTCCTATGAGGCAAAAAGCTGAGCAATGCAAAGCAATTTGGATGATGCTAGGCAAAGATGGCACATGGTCATTTAGGCCTGAAGATGAAGAATTGTTAGTGGGGTGATGAGATGTTAGTGCTAGATAAAACACTTGACGTGTGCGACAATTGCAACGAGCCAATAATGGCTGGGTCTGCAAAACCTTGCAAATGCCACACATGCCAAGTTAGGACTAACTAAGTGAGTAATCAAAGTCGCAAGCACCGAGGCTATGCAACGCAGCGTATTGTAGCAGAATATCTGCAAACGCAAGGCTGGAAGCATGCACTACCTGTTGGAGCTGGTAGAGATGGATCAGACATTACCGGAATTGATGGCCTGGACATTGAAATCAAAGCTCGGACAAACTTAGATTTGTCTGGGCTTATGCGCCAACTTCATGATCGCAAGGCAAACAAAGGGATGGGCGTAGGTGTTCTACGTCTAAATGGTCAGGGTGAGAAATCCGTTGAGCAATACGTTGCTGTTCTCACCTTGGCTGACTTAGTATATTTATTGCAGGCAAGTGGCTACTGAAACCCATTTAATTCATAGATGTATAGGCTGTGGCCTGTGGATTTATGGAAAACGTGAAAGGTGTGAGGAATGCTCAAAATAGGTTCACTATGCTCAGGCTATGGCGGTTTAGATATGGCAGTTGAGGCATACTTTAATGCTGAAACTGTGTGGATGTGTGATAACGATAAGTATGCAAGCGTAGTAATCAAAGAAAGATGGAACTTACCAAACTTAGGTGATTTAAAGGCTGTTGATTGGACAACAGTTGAGCCAATAGATATTTTGACGGCTGGCTATCCTTGTCAGCCTTTTAGCCAAGCAGGGCAACGAAAGGGCATAGAAGATGAAAGGCACATTTGGCCTTATATTAAGCAAATTATTAGCGCAACTAGACCAAAATACATTATCTTGGAAAATGTCAGAGGGCATCTCAGCCTCGGATTCAAAGAAGTTCTTAAAGACCTTGCCCAAATCGGGTATGATGCAAAATGGCGTGTTGTACGAGCTAGTGAAGCAGGAGCGCCCCATCAAAGAGCGCGAGTGTTCCTTGTTGCCTACCCCATCGGCAAGGGACTACAAAGGTCCTGGAACGAGATCAATGACATTACCACTAGCTTTATTGCCAACACCAACAGTAATTCATGTAAGGAATTACGACGAACCGATCGAAGTATTCATGCAACGCCAAGCCAAATCATCAACAATTCAAATAGGCAAGAGCGTGGGCTTGGCTTTGAGATTACAGAAAGAGAAGTACCGCCTACATTGGATCAAAACAAACTAAACCCTCAATTTGTTGAATACATGATGGGTTTACCTGAAGGTTGGGTAACTAATTTAAATATAAGTAGATCACAACAACTAAAGATTCTAGGTAATGGAGTAGTGCCACAGCAAGCTTACTACGCATTACAATTGCTGTGCGACACACCGATAATTGAGCGTGAACAACAAATGAACTTGACAGAGGCATTATGCTAGGCATGCCAGCAAGCCTGAAAGGCAGCTTGCACGGCAAGCCAGCAATCGCCAAAGCTATGTTTATTGCTGGATTAGCAATTGCACTACTGCCGCTGCAAACAGTACAAACAAACGCTGCTGATAAACGCAGCTATCATGTTATGAATGTTAAGTTATATGCCTATAATCAAATGGAATGGAAACAGTTTGAATGCTATAACTGGCTTATACATCATGAGAGTAGATGGAACTATAAGGCTAGAAATGGTAGCCATTACGGATTAGGACAGATGCGCTCTAAGTGGTATGGCACACTAGATCCATATAAGCAAGTAAATGTACATATAAAGTACATTAAACATAGATATGATGGTTGTGCGTGTAAGGCATATCAGCATTGGAAGGATAAAGGATGGCATTAAAGCCATACAGAGCTACTTCCCATTGGAAGAAGATAAGGTTAAAGGTGCTTAATCGTGATGCATGGACTTGTAACTATTGTGGGGAATCTGCTAATGAAGTTGATCACGTATATCCCAAGTCCAAGGGCGGTGAAGATACGTTGGATAATTTGGTGGCTGCGTGTAGAAGCTGCAACATCAAAAAGAAAGATGCCGTTTTTTTAGGCT